TCGTTTGTGACGATGCCAGTTCGATCAATTTACAAGCCGCTGAGGCTGCCGAAGAAGGCAAGCCGGCGCTGCGAAAGTTCTCAATGGTCGCTTACACCGGTGGCGCGATGCGTCTTGGTGGCTGGCCTTACCCTGTCGTTGTTGACTTGGCAGGCATGCGAGTGACTCGCAAGTCGCGCCCAATCCTCAAGGACCATGATCGCGCCAGTATCGTTGGTCATACCGATGACATCACGGTCGGCGATTCGCGACTCGAAGTTGCTGGTGTGATCTCGGGCGTGGGCAATACCGCTCAGGAAGTCATCGCCACCAGCGAGAACGGCTTTCCTTGGCAGGCATCGCTTGGCGCGAACGCAGATAAGGTTGTCTTCATCCCTGAGGGTAAGACTGCGACCGCTAACAATCGCGAGTTCAAGGGTCCAGTCTACATCGCTCGCAAGTCAACGCTGGGTGAAGTCTCGTTCGTGGCCCTTGGTGCCGACGACGACACCGAGGCTCGGATCGCAGCTGGCCAGTCTGGCGATGACGAGGACCTCGATAGCGAACAGCCGGATGACGACACCACCGAGTCCGATGATTCGGAGCTCGACCCGGTGAACGCCAGCTTGGATATGGGCAGCAAGCCCAAGCGTCCTGTCACGAGTGGAGTCGTTTCCAAGATGCGTATCGAAGCCGCTGCTGAATCCAAACGTATCGCCGGCATTCGAAAAGTGTGTGCTGGCAAGCATCCAGAGATCGAAGCTCGCGCCATTGAAGAAGGCTGGAGCGTTACCAAAACGGAGTTGGCAGTGCTGCGAATCGAACGACCCAAGGCTCCTGATCAACAGGCAAGCCAACCGATGTACCGTCGCGAAGTTCTCGAGGCAGCTTGCTGTCTATCGGTTGGACTCGACGAAACCAAGTTGCTCAAGGCCTACGGAGAGCGAACGCTCAACGCTGCCGATCCGCTTCGCCACATTGGCTTGCGTGAACTAGTTGCCGAGTGCGCGCGGCTCGAAGGCTTCGATGTACCTCGTGTCTTTGGTGATGGAACGGCAACGATTCGCGCCGGCTTCTCGACGATGTCGCTGCCCGGCATCCTTGAGAACGTAATGAACAAGACGCTTCTGTCTGCCTATGAATCGACGCCGATCGCAGCGTTTGATTTGTGCAGCATCGGTACTGTGAGCGACTTCAAGGAGATCGCTCGCTATCGATTGCTTGGTACCGGCGGGTTTGAAAAAGTCGCGCCGGATGGTGAGCTCAAGCATGGCAAGCTTTCCGACCAAAAGTACAGCAACAAGGCTGATACTTATGGCCAGATCCTTGCATTGACGCGCCACGATATCATCAATGATGACCTCAACGCGTTCATGGACATCCCGCGTCAAATGGGTCGCAGCGGAGCCGAGTCGATCGACGACCTGTTCTTTACGTTGCTCCTCAAGAACACCGGGTTCTTCTCCTCGGCTAACGCCAACTTGCTGCAAGGACCCGAAACCAAGTTCGGTCCCGAGTCGCTGACCGTTGCCAAGACAACCTTCCGCAAACAGAAGGCTGGACCGAGCAACAAAGCCAAGGACCAAAAGCCGATCAACATTCGGCCTGAGTTCTTGGTTGTTCCCGTCGAGATTGAAACCGACGCCGAACTGCTGATGGGCTCTGCGCAATTGATGATTGATGCGCAAGGAACGCCGACAAAAATTCCGGTCGACAACCCTCACCGCAACAAGTATCGCGTCATTTCAACGCCGCATTTGTCGGACAGCTACTACCAGGGAGCCAGCGGCTCGGCTTGGTATCTGTTCGCCAATCCGAATGTGCTGCCAGCGTTTGAGATCGTATTCCTCAATGGTCGCCGCACGCCGGTCATCGAGCGCGTTGAAATGCCGGCCAACACGCTCGGCATGGGCTTCCGTTCATACATCGACTTCGGTGTGAACTCGCAAGACCCACGCGCCGCTGTGAAGGTCACCGGCGAGTAAGCCTCGTCCCCTGACCGATCTGAAACCAACCATTCTTTGTCCTCAAGGATTCCATAATCCATGCAAGCTCAATTCGTTCATGACGGTAAGGCCGTCGATTTTACTCCCACCGTTGATGTCGCGGTTGGATCAATCGTGATCCAAGGCGACTTGGTGGGAATCACCAAACGCGACATTAAGGCCGGCTCGCTTGGCTCGATCGCTGTGGAAGGCGTCTTTGACATTCCCAAAGACCCCGCCCTGGCTGTCGAGTTCGAAGCAGGCACCAAGGTCTACGTCGATGAAGACGGAGCCGTAGTCGCTGACGATGTTGGCACCACGTATCTCGGCAAAGTCGTCAATGACGCTGCCGCCACTGATTCCTTCGTTCGCATTCGCCTGAGCCAGTGATGAGACGCCGTGAGCAACAACGCACAAGTCATAAATGCAGGAGCCATCTTCGTCGCGGATGGTAACACCTTGCCGATCGTCCCCGAGTCCGACGTGGCCGCTGGCTCAGTGGTTGTCGTCGACCGGCTCGTGGGCATCGCCAAGTTTGGGATTAGTGCGGGCTCACGTGGCAGCATCACGATGCGGGGCGTCTTCGATGTTGTGAAAGATCCAACCACCAACATTCCCGCGGGCACAATCCTTTACTGGTCGGAGATCAGTTGGCATGTGGTCAAGAACGCTTACGCCCACCCCATGATGGGCAAAGCGATCGAATCTGCGCCAGCAGGAACTCGCTGTGTCCGCTTAAGACTGAGTCAATAGCGGCTCAGAACTAACCGTCGCCAAGAAAGTTCATTTCGCGAGCTGAAAATGATTCTTAAGCCATTGATTCCAGCCTTTGTATTGTTGTTGCTCGTACTGGCAGGTTGCGACCCAGGCATCGTCAATGTTCGTGCATTGCCAACGCCTGAACCGGAGCAACCGCCAGCCAATCTGCCGGTGCAATTGCATCAGCGCAATTGGACGGGCTCGCTTGGTCAAGGGAGCTGCGTTCATGCCTCGCTTGTCAACCATCTCCGTTGGCTCAATAGATTCGAGCTTGGCGAACGCTGGCGAGCTACCTATGCCGATGGCGAGTGGGACTCGCGTCTGCGTGATCGCTTGGATGCTGCCGGCATTGACTACAGCTACACGCTCAAGGCCGACCCGCGCTTCCTCGATTGGGCAAGTGCAACTAGGCGAGGTGCAATCCTGTGGTGGAAGCCCGCGCATTGCTGCACGTTCGTCGGTTGGATCGAGCGTGATGGGAAGCAATATGCCGCGATCCTCGACAACAACTATCCGGGGCGCTTCGAACTCACGCCTCGCGAACAGTTCATTCGCTTATGGGCAGGCTACGGAGGCTTTGCCCTGACCGTTCTCAACGATCCCAGCAGTTCACTGCCTTACCAAAGTTATGAGGTTCTGTAATCACCATGATCAACGATACGATTCGAATTCGCTTAAGTCTGGGGCTGATCGTGGTGGCAATCGTCCACGCGATTCTCCTGGGCGTTGTCTTCACTGCTTTGCATGACAAGCCGGCGCAGCCACAGCCTGAACAAAGCTGGACGGTACCCAACTATCGACCGACTTCGCCAAGTGTTGGCACGATCGAGAAGTTGCAAGAGCCGCAGTCGGTTAACTTGCAGGCCCAGGGTGAGATCAAGCAACAGATCCGCAACTGTCCGCCGAATTGCCTACCACAACGCGTCTATCCCGCGCCGGTGGTAGTTCAGCCCACAATCGTGCAACCGACCGTTGTGACGCCAACGGTGACGCCCACATTTGCCCAACCGGTACCTGCGACGCCGAATTTCGTGGACACTCCAAAGCCAACGCAAGAGCCGCTGGTTGTAACTCCCGTTTCGAATCCTGCGGCTCCTCCACCGAAGAAGAGTTACCAGATCGCGTTGTTCGTGAACACTGATGCCACAAGTCAGCGACTACAGGAATGGTTCACGCAAAACAAGCAACTTGCGGCACTCAAGGAAAGCTGCGAATTCCAGGTCTACACGGCAACGAACGCGATCTACAAGACTCGCTACGCCGACATTGTGCCTGCGGATCAGTTCCCTGTGGTTCTCTTCCAAGATGCAACCGGCGGACACATCCACGCCGCTGGTCGTTCGATGATTCCAAGCACGCCGGACGAGCTCTACTCGGACCTCCGTCATGGTTACACGCTCTACAAGCAAGCCAAGGAGGCACAGAAAACCGGCGCGGTAAAAACCAAAGGTTACTCCTGGGACGATGCGATCACACCGACGCTGTATCTGTCGGCCGAGGATTGTCCCGATGGCTATTGCCCAACGCCCCCCTCTGAAGACCGTCGGCCACTAGATCGAGTGCGCGATCTCTTCGACGGGGCGAAAGACACTCGCAACGCTCTCCTTTGGCTGTCGGCCGGCGAGATCGCCACGGTCGCGCTCATCGGAATCGCAGTCGTGCTGCTCGTGTTCATTCTGATCAAACGCGGCATTAGCTGAGCGTTGCTTTAACCCAATCCATTCTCCTAGATGAGGTTCAACCAAAAAAATGTTATTAGCCATAGCCATCATTGTGGTTGTCGTCCTGCTGGCAGTTGCCCTGATTCCTGTGAAGAAACGGGAACCAGAGCAACTCAAGCAAGCGTCGCCCGTTGCATTCCTGACTCCAGAACCAGCCCAGCCCGTTCGTCAAACAACCCTTCGTCAGCAACAGCTTGACGAAGAGGCCAATGCGGTTGCGTCCGAGTATCAGCGCCGCGCCGATGCGGTTTGGCTTGATGAAGTTCGAACGAAGGCTTCGAAGCTGCTTGGCAACACGAAGGCAAAAGCCGAGTCATGACCGACATGCTTCAGAAAGGCCAGGAGTGGCTTGCCTCAAAACTCACCCAGCACGCATCGCGTCAGGTCGTGTATCGCCGAGGAGAGCTTGGAGCCACGCTCCAAGCCACGATCGGCAAGTCGGTGTATGACCAGGACGATGGCGAGGGCATTGTCACTCGCAGCCAGGTCCGCGACTTCCTGATCGACACGCAATCTCTGCTCCAGTCGATCATCGGAACTTTGCCACGCCGCGGTGACACGATCGTTGAGATCGATTGCAACCACACCTTCATCTTTGAAGTGATGGCCCTTGGTGGCGACCCACCTTGGCGCTACAGCGACCCATTCCGTTTGAAACTCCGCATCCACACCAAACAGATCGAATCCCATCCCTCATGACGACCGTTCTACAAGTTGCCGACAGCGTCACCGCTCAGCTCAATGCCGCCGAGTTCGACTTCGAGTTCGTCGCCGAGCGTTTGTATGTTCCCAACTTCGACCTCGAAGACATGAAGGAACTTCGCGTGAGCGTGGTACCTCGCGACGTCGAGCTTTTGCCTCACGATCGCGCCCACAACCGATACCACTGCCGTGTTGATGTTGCAGTGCAGAAAAAGTTCTCCAAGGGAACCAACGAGGAGATCGATCCACTGGTGGATCTGGTGGAGAAGATCGCCGACGAGTTTCGCTTGAAACGGCTCGTTTCATTTCAAGCGGCTCGCTGTGTGAAGGCTGAACATGCCGTGCTGTACTCCAGCGAACATTGGGAGCAACTGCGTCAGTTTACCAGTCTGTTGACCCTAACCTTTGAACTGGCGCGATGATCAGACTCACCGTTCGAACTCAATTCGATAAGCGAAAGCTCAAGAAGAAGGTGGAAACTGCCACCTTTACATCGATCAGCGAAGCCGGCGGTGCCATCCGTAAAACTGCCAGTCGGAGCATTCGCAAGCGTAAGAAGTCATCCAAGCCTGGAAGCCCACCGCATACCCAGACCGGCATGCTCAGGCGAGTGATTCGCTACGAAGTAACCAACAACAAGACCGAAGTGATTATCGGGCCGGTGAATGAGATCGCGGGCCGGCTTTGGAACCTGCATGAATTTGGTGGCGTGGCAACCAAACGCCGCAAGCTGAAGCCACATCGATTCAAGGTTGGCGAGCATGGTCCAATCCGAATCAAGCAGCACGGAAACAAGACGAAGTTTGCGCGGATCGAATTGCGAACCGCAGCACAAGCCAATCGAGCCACTCGCTTGGTTGCTGAAGAGAACGAGCGTCGCAGTGACAACAAACCTCGTCATTACCCCAAGCGCCCCTTCATGAAGCCGGCACTGGATGCCAACCGGAGTCGGCTCCCCATGTTTTGGGCCAACTCAGTTAAGTAAACGTTCGCCATAAGGAATCATTCACGATGCCAGAAGTAAGACTTGGTCTCGAAGCCGTCCTCACCGTCGACGGCGTCGAGATCACCAATGTCAAGGATCTAACCGTCAGCCTTGAAAAGGCCGAAGCCGAC